TGTTGCTGCTGTTGCTGACGCAATACCAGTATTAGTTAATACTGTTCCTGCATCTCCACCAGTAACGTTAGCTGCTGCTGCTGATTGTCCACCAGCTGCTTGCGCAATCGTTTGTAAGATGTGTTTGTCTTTTTGAAAAGCCAAAGCTCTGCCAATTTCAGCTGAGTAAGCTGATCTAACGTCCCAATGGTTTTTAGCTTCTTCGATATTGCTTAGAAAAGCGGAACTTACTAAAAGATCGTTAATTGTAATAACTTTCTCATTGTGGTTCACATCTGTTCCAACAATCTCCGCGCCCGGAGTGTGGTATGCCGCTGCGATTCTTCCCATTACTGGAAAGCTTGCTGACTTACCGTTAGAGATAGATCTAACCATCTCTGCGCCTTGCGTTACACTAGATCTTTCAAACGCTGTAAGAACTTCGCCTGAAAAGACTTTTAAGAATAACGCATCTTCTGCATTTGCCGCATTGATTCGTCCAATGCTAGCGGGTGCTGCTACTGCCATAATAATCTCCTATTGTTATGGTTGATTGTTATTAATAAAAGAGAAACATTTTTTGTTTTATTTTCAGGGTTGTCGTCCGCAGACGGCCAAGTTTTATTATCTTATTATGTTTACTCAGTTGCCACCTAATAAGGTTGCACAACTATTTTAGCATTTCCACTTACTTAAAGCTAAAGCTTTTCTAGTAGGCTTGCCATTTTTTCTCATTGGTCCTTTAACTCCACTCATACGCGCACAAAAACTTTTTTTTCTTCCTGCAGCTTTTGAACCTGCTTTAGGTTTACCTGTTACAGGAGCTTTAAGTTTATGTCCTTTAGAATTAAAGTGTTTTCTTCCGGCAGCATTTAAGCCGCCAGAAGGACTTTGATATCTTTTGGCTACCACTTATGCTGTTTTCTTTTTAGGAAAACCAGCTTTCATATTTTTATATGCTTTAGCTGATATTGTACTTTTCTTTTTTGAACGAGAAGTACCAGCTCGTTTTCTTTTATTGATATTAGCGTAGAGTCCTTGTCTTGCCATTACTTCCTCTTAGCTTTTTTAATTTTATTTTTCAAAGCTGTTGGCAAAGTTTTTTGTTTTTTGCTTAGCTTTGGTCTTCCTTTTTTTGAACCATAAGTTCCTTTTCCCATTGGCATAGTTTACTCCTATAGATTACTGTTGCTTAGTTTACTTTGTACTTCTGCTTGATAAGCAGGATCTTTAGTGTATCTTGGATCAGCCATAGCTTCTGTAACTTGAGCCCAAGACTCATAGCCATTAGAAGTTATTGATGCTTTACCTTGTACTAAATTTGGTTCTTTACCTGCGTCCATACGAGCTTTTAAACCAGACACAGCTAATTTAACTGATGCAACATCTCTACTATTAACTGTATTGTTGTATGCAGATACTTCTTCTGTACTTAAGTTTTCTTTAGCCCATACCATCATCTCTTTATATTGATCATTACCACCAACAGCACTTTTAATATCTGTTTCAATATTTTGTGCTAAAGCAGTTTGACCATCAATATATGCATCTATAATATTTTTATCAATTCCGACTGATGTTAATTTATCAATACTATCTTTTGATAACTCACCATTAGTATCGTATTCACTTTGAAGAGCTGTCATATCTAAACCAGCCTGAGCTACAGCTTCTTCTGCTTTAGCTTCAATTTCTAAACCTTTATCTTCAGTTTTAGGCTGACTATTTTTCTTTTCTAACTCTTGATATGATTTAATTAAATCTTCTTGTGTATCAAATTTACCTAATATTTTTTCTTTAGGTTCTTCTTTTACTGTTTCAGTAGTTGTTTCAGCAGGTGCTTCAACTGTTGGTTCTACTGGTTCTGGTGTTTCCACCTGTACTTTTTCTACCATTAATTTCCTCCAGGTATTTGCTGTACAGCTTGTGCTATTTGTTCAGGACTTACGGAACCATCTCTAACTCCATCAACAGCACCTTGAATTGCAGGACCCATACCTTGATCAATGGCAGCTTGACCTGTTTGATCAGCTTGAGCTTGCTGTTGTTCTTGAGCGATTTGCTCTTCGTCCTTAATTAATCCCTCAGTATCGATACCGTGTGAAGTAGCAATTCTGTTTATTAAATCATTAATATTAATTAATTCAGCAGCTTGTGGATTAACACTTGCTAACGCACTTATGTCTTGCACAAACTCTCTTAATTTTTGTAAGTCATTACCTCTACCTAAAGCTTCTACACCAGTTATAATTGTTGGTTGTATACTTCCTTTTGGTAATTTAGGGATCATCTGTTTTGCAGATAATCTTTTCATTAATAAATTAACTAAAGGTAATTGTAATTCTTGTGACAACAACGAATAGATACCACCTAAAGCTGACTCTAATTCATTTGCTAGTTTTCTAATTTCTTCAGCAGTTACTCGTTCAGCATCTCTTGTTACTGCACTTTGTAATAAGAAATCATAAGAAAGTCTTTCTGCTATTGTATTAATACTTCTTTCAACTATTTGTAAATCATATTGTTTTTCAGTTTGTAAAACTGAAACATCATCTTTAACACCAGTAATAATATCACCGTTGCTTGATTCAACTAAATCTCTTTTTTTAGTTAGTGCATTTGGTCTAACCATAAACACTACTTTTGAAGATGCAGCTGCTGATTCTAATAAAGCTTTAGATAAACCCTCAATTGATTTTAAATCTCCAAGAAATTCCTCACAGTAAGATCTTCCATAGTCCTCAGTGTCCACTCTAATCATACGAAGTGGTAGGTATGGTAAATCATCTTCTTTATAAGTTCCGTAACTTCCAGGTATTTCTACTTTATTGCACTCTTGATAACCTGAGTATTTTCCATTTTCTTGTCTTTTAATACAAGTGTATAAATCTATTTCTTCATCTGCATCTGTAACCTGACAAGCAGCTCTTACTTCAACAGATAAACTTAATGGTGATACACTTTCTTTAATAACTATTTCTAAAAGGCTGCCTTGACTATCTCTTTTAATACAATACTGACTTAAAGGATAAATTTTCATTTGTCCTTCTTTTGGAAAATGTACTAAAACATTACCAGTAATAATTAAATGTTTTAATGCACTAAACACAGGTACACGTAAAGCACTCTGTTCAATAGCATTCATTACTTCTCTTTCAATTTTAGCTAAAGATTTTTCTACATTAGTTTTTAATTTTGGATCTTGTTCTAATTCTTCTCTAACTTTACCTGATAAACTTAATCTAAAAAATGGCGCGTTAGGTGGAAGTAATAATAGTAATAATTTTGACGCTAAGTTATTAACACCTCTAGAACCAACAGATTGATATGGTGTATATAAGTTGTCACTACTACCAAATCCTTCGTATGGGAGTATAGCTGGTAACGTTAACTCAGCACACTCTCGTCCTCTATCTAAAAACTCGTCTCTTTTGATAGATAACTTTTCGTATAATTTACTTAAATTGTTATCTTTTTGTAACATGTAATTTAATTAATTAAGATGGTATATTTAAACCAGATTCACCTGGCGCCATTACATCAGATCTTAAAGACTTCTTACCAAGTTTTTTAGCTTTCTTTTTCTTAGCATTTTCTTGGCCTTCTGACTCAATAGCTAGGTCCAATTCAGGTACATTTGTATCTGCTACTGGTGTAGGAACCGGAGCCGGAGCTGGTGGCGGTGGTGCTGGCATTCTTGGTCTTCTAGGTGCACACATAATTTATTTCCTTTTTAATATATTGTCTGTTTGTTTTGATTTTAAAAAATCTATAACCGATCGTTGACCACTTTTAAAAAATATCATTCGTTCACTTTCTTTTAGATCTGCACATTGATCTGGGAATAATTTGTCTAATTCCTTAATCAAATCATCTGTTAGAAGTGGTAAAGTAAAGTCTTCGTTTTTAGCCATAAATTGTTTATTTTTATCTAAACATGCTACTATTTGCTTTCATTTTTATCTTTTTCATTTTTTATTAAATAGTCTAAATAGTTTTTAGCTTTTAATAAATCTTCTAAACCGTTTTTAGAACGCCAACGAGAAACATATTTGACAATATTACCTTCATTATAATCAAGTTTATTGGCTGTTATGTAGTCTCTAGGTTGGATTTTAAGTTTATTATAGTGCTTAGGATCAGTAGCATTACTAGTTATTTTTACTTCATTTTCAAAAGTTTTATCTATTTCAAGCATTTGGTCTCCACATTTTTATTTTTTTAGATTTAAAATCATAGTCACCATGCTGCAATATATAAGCTAATCTAGCTTGCAGCAGCGCATCTTCTTTAGATAACTTAGCTTTTATAAAAGATGCTTCTATTGCTGACCATAAATTTTTAGTATTAAGTATTTGAGCTGCTTTTACAGGTCCAACACCTGGCACTCCTGGAAAGTTATCAACACTATCACCACATAAAGTTTGAAGTGCATGATTGTATTTAGCTTTCTTTTTAGTTATTTTTTCTACTGTTTCTAAATCTATAGAGATATTTCCTGGTATAGTTTTTAAATCTTTATCTATAGATACAATAATTTTATTACCTTTAATACTTGGATCAGTAGCAAATATACCCATCAAATCATCAGCTTCTAATCTAGGCTCACTTATAGCTTCGTGTTCTTCAAACAAATATCTTTTTATTTGAGGTAAACAAGTTGGTTTTCTTTTATTAGTTCTGTTTAATTTATAAGCTGGATATATTTGTTTTCTAAAATTATTAGTATCAGATAAAAATATATAAAGTTTTTTAGCACTAAAGTTATTAGTTATATTTTTAAGATAATCTTCTACTTTAGTTTTGCACTCATTAAAATCTGTATGTAATGTCCAAAAGTCATTACCCCAGTTTATAGCTTTTTCACTATTACTAGCTATTGTATAAGCTAATATGTCACCGTCTATTAATAATACATTTTTCATATTTTTGTTTTGTTGATTGTTGATATATATTTTGCAAGTATGTGTAGTTCTTTCGCAGTTGCATCTCGTTTAAGAGTATTAGCTCGTGCTGAAATCCATTGAACGTTACCTTTAACGTAACCTTTTAAATTATTTATTCTGTCTAGTGATGGAGAAAATTTATTTAGACCACCACCAAATACTAAAGGTGTTTTAAAAACAGGGCATTTGTGATCTTTAGGATATAATTTAATTACTTGTAATAAAGTAATTGTATGTTTTAATTTTTTTCTTTTAGCTCTACGCTGCGATGCTTGCCAAGCTTGAGTAATACAAATTGTTTTATAGTAACTAGATTTAACCCAACGTTCACTAATTCTAGATTTACGAGTTCTTAAATCTAAATAAGTCCAACCATTTTCTGTATAACCACGGGTTAAAACTCTACCACTTAAATTTCTACTAATGTATTGCTTTCCAGGTGTGGCCAATGTTGCTATCTCCAGTAAGTGGAACTCTAAGCTTTGATTTAATTCCAGCTCTTTCGATAGCTTTTATTACTTCTTGTTTAACAAAATCTTCTTTACCTTTTTTAACTTCTAATATTAATTCATCATGAATCCATGCAACTAATTTACAGTCTTCATTTAAAAATGATTTACATTCTGCTATCCAATACTTACTAGCAATAGCAGCTCCACTTTGTAATAAACTATTTAATGCACTATGTTGTGATCTACAAAATACTCGTCTACCATCAAGTGCACCAATGTCACCGTTAGCTGAAACTTCTTGTACTTTAGTTACTAACTTTTTAAGTGCAGGTATCTTTTTTAAAAACTTATCTTTTAATTTAAAACCTTCTTCAGTAGTTGTACCCATTACTTCACCTAGTTTCTTTCCTCCTCCGCCATAGAGAAATGTGTACATAAATCTTTTTGCAAGCCATCTTTCTTCTTGTTTTAAACCTAATGCTTGTAGTGTTCTTGTATGTATGTCTCCATTAATAACATCATCAGCATACTCGCCACCATCATAAGCAGAAATATAATGACCTAATATTCGTAATTCTATTTGTGACATATCAGCTCCAACTAATACATGACCTTCACTTGCACAGAATAATGAACGGCACTCAGGACCATATTCTAAAATTACTGCAGGAACTTGTGCTAAGTTAGGATTACTATGTGTAGCTCTTCCTGTAATAGCACCATTAATATTTATTGAACCATAAACTCTATTGTTTCTTTCTAATTTTAACCATGCATTATTACCTTCTGCTATTTGAGCTATACGTTTTTGTATCATAAAATATCTTGATAATACTTTAGCTTCTGGCCACTGTAATTCTTTTAAAATTTCATCATCAACTTTGGCTCTACCATCAGGTGTAAATTCTTTTGGTTTCCAATTACGATTTTCTTTTAATCTAAAAGCAATATGATCTCTTGAGTTTGGATTAAATTGTATTTCTTTCTTTTTAATAAAAGCTATACCTGCTTTGTAACCCATTTTTTTATTATCTCGTTTAGGAATAAATTGTGTCTCTTCAATCCAAGGCGGAAAGTATTTTTGTAACTGTGATCCTAGTTTTTCTCTTTCATCTGATAAACTTGAATATAATTTTTTAGCAGCATCAGTATCAAAGCCAATACCGTTAGCCATCATTTGTGTACATAATAATTGTACTTCGTGTTCTAAGTTTAAAGCTTCATCTGAATATTCTTTACTTAATATTTTGTTATAAAGTTTGTGTGTTACATGAACATCTTGCTCACAATACATAAGCATTTCAGGAGTAAATGTGTCCCATGATTGAGGCTTTTCTCCTTTGTGCTCTTTAAGTCTATGTCCCCAAGCTTTTAATGACTGTGAACCTATTAAATTTTTAGGAAAACCATTGTGCATTAATTTAAAATCAATTTCTTTTATATGAGCAAATATTAAACGAGTTGCTACTAGTGTATCAAACAGCTCAGCTTTAGGTTTAAACTTTAATATTTTTTCTATAACAGGAATATCAAATGCTATGATGTTATGACCAATTAACATTTTTGCATCTTTAATTTTTTCAACACAAACATTTAAGTCTGTAAATACTTCATCAGTATTAATATCTTTTATTACTATACAATGTATTTTTGTAACTTTATCTAATAAGTTATCACACTCTAAGTCTAAAATATAATTCATTAATTTAACCTCACATATCTAACTTCAACCATAAAAGCATATTGACTCATTGTTGAAAGTATATTTAACATATCCATAATTATTTCTGCGTCCTCTTCTCTGTGTACATAAAGATACTGCATTTTGTTTTCTTTACGAGCTGCAGTAATTGACTCACCAATTTGCGACATAATATAATCACTCCATTTGGTACTGTAGTAATCAAATCTCTTCATGCTCTTGCAAGCGTCCAGTTGTTGGATCAAAATTTATTCTGCCACATAAACCTGTTTCACCGGACCAACGGTTTTTTAAAACTCTTACTGATGTAAGGTTTTGTGTTTTTGCTGATTGCTGATTTCTTTCTAAGCCTATTACAATATCACTAAGTTGTGCTATTCCATGACTTCCTCTTAACTGTCCTAATGATGTTGATGCGCCTTCTTCATGGCCTTTATCATTAAAAGTTCTTCTTAAATGACTTACTACTATTAAAGCTATTCCAGTTTCAGATACTAAAGATCTTAAACCAGTCATTATAGCATCTAAGTTTCTACGCTCATCACCACTTTCATTACCTGAAATTACAATACTTAAATGATCTAAAAATATGTATTCACATTTTAAAGCTTTAGCTAAGTATCTTATTTTAGATAATAAATGACCTTGTTCTAATGAACCAAAATGATTATATAGTAAAACATTACCGTTATTAAATAATGATTTAAAAGCTTCTGATAATTTTTTCTTATCTTGTTTTTCTGTAGATAAATGTAACGGTGTATTTAATTCTAAGCTTAATAAACTTTCAGCTGATTTTTGTACACTTTCTTCTAATGCTATGTAGCCAATTTTTTTATTATTTTTTATGAGATTAAAAGCTAGCTCACGACAGAATTGACTTTTACCAATACCTGTACCTGCTGTAACCGTGACTAACTCACCTTTACGCATACCTTTAGTTTTAATATTCATAGATGGAAAAGGATAATTTATAGTTTCAACTACTTCTTTATTAACTACTTTGTCTAATAAATCAGCTGCATCAATTATACCATCAGGTCTAAATACTTTTGCGTCCCATAAGCAGTTTAAAAGTTCTTTAGTTTTATCTGCTACTAACATTTCGTTAGCATCTTTCATTGGTAGTCTTGCTATCTTAGCTTGACCAGGTTGAAATAATTCTGCTACTTGTTTAGCAGCTTTTAATCCTGGCTCATCTTGATCAAAACAAATTATAATTTCTTCAAAGCCTGACAAAAATTCGAGAGATTTAGTTACATCTTTTACTGCTGAGTGCGCTCCATTTTTTAATGAAACAACTGGCCATTGGTTACCATACACTTGACTAACACTTAAACAATCAAGCTCACCTTCAACTATAGTAATACGCTTACCAGCATCTCTAAATAATTGTTCACCAAATAAACCTGTACTTCTTGCATCACCTAACCAAGAAAATCTTTTATCTTTAAATCTTAATTTGTAAGTGTTGTTTCCATAATCAGCTACATGTACTAATTCATCTTTGTATTTAGCAAATTTGTAATTGTACTTTTTGCAAGTATCAATTTTAATTTTTCTAGAAATTATTGGCTTGTATTCTTGTTCTGTAAGTTCGTTCATATTTGAATTTTGTATTGTTGGAGTTTTGTTTTCTGAATGCTCATAGTAATTGCAGCCAAAACAATAGGCATGCATATCATCATATCGAGCTAGATTATCTTTTGAACCACATGATGGACAGGGTTCGTGTCTTAAAAATTTTGCGGAAGTTTCCATGTTACCTTTCTATAAATTGAAATACGCGCGAGGATATTTTTATTACTTCAACATCTATGCGATACAGCAGTCAAGTTAACTGGATCGGCCGGCTGAAGTAACTACGCGTCCTCGCCGTAGATCACTCTTTCTCCAAAACAAACCGCTAGGTTTGCAAGGCGGTACTAAGTATTACCCTTTAAGGCGCGCATTTCATTTAGTTTACAAATCATATCGAAAGGCAAAATGATTGTAGATCTTCATCTACTATGACTGTAAACCATCTAAAACTAGTTGCTGTTGTGTTTCATCTTCATTTTGTAAAGCTTTTTGCCACAACAAATTAATTAATTGTTCACCATCTTTTAAATATGTAGGTGATTTTTCATCTTCAAAGTAATCAGCTTTTTCTAAACAAACTTGTGCTTGTTCAAACTGCTGCTTGTATAAATGCTGAGAGCCAACAGTTAAATACAGATGACCTAAATCATACTTAACATTATGTTGGCTCTTTAATTGTAACAACACATACAAGGAAATCATTGAAAAATTATAAACATCATAAACCCAACCAAGCCAAGCATCACTTGACCTCATTGTAGCCATGCAATTTAATTGATTATCTCTAATTAAAAATTGTAAACTTAATGTACAAGGTACATCATTAGATTTTCTAGGATTTTCACGCCATATATTAATTACTGCTTGTCTTGATGACGGATCGTCTTTTAATGTTTGTATTATGTATGGTAATTGATCTACTACTTTAACACCATAAGCTCCAAAAAATCTAACACCATCATCACTAAATTTTGTAATCATTTTAGAAAATGGTGCTATTGTTTTAACTCTATTATCACCACTTAATATCCAAGCTGCTTCTGCAAATCTAAATTTTTGACCTATTTTTCTAGATTTTATATTAACCATTGGTTCGTTCATATTAATTTTAGTTGATACACATAGCTGCTCTTTTGTTTCAATACCTCTTGGTGACACTGTTGGGCATTGTGTAATCATATTTAATAACGACAGCCACAATATACTTGTAGAATTTATTTTAGGTTTTTCTTCAGTTTTATTTTTGGCCATAGATTTCTTTTTTAATGAACTCATCAGTATTTTCCTCCGCATAGTTAAAAATTACAAAGTATGGAAACATGTTTTTTAATAATACATACGCGTCATAAACTCTTCCAACGCTATCAAAATCTTCATCACCATCTTTTCTTCTTTCTTCAAATCTTGAAAGAACTTTTGCTTTAGGTGGTAAGCATAATATAAATTTATTATTTACATCTTTTCTAGCTAGCTGTTCCATTTGATTTATGTTGTAAGCTGGACCACCTCTAAATATAGTGCTGTAAATTAATTCACTTGGCCAATGCCTATCTATAATTACACTATCTAATTTTAAACTTTCTAAATGTGGTTTGTACGCATGCTTGTATTGACCATGATGTATGTAAAGATAATCAGTTAATTTACCTTTTAATGCTGTTGCTAGTGTTGTTTTACCTGCACAGTCAGGTCCTTCTAAAATAATTTTCATATTCCTAACTCTCTTATTGTTGATTTAATTTGTAGTTGTCCGTACTTAATTATTAAGTCGTTAACTAATTTGTTTAATGCTTTGGTTTGCAGCTCATTAAATTTTTTATGACCAACTAAAGCTATTCCTATTGTTTCGCCTTTATCATCATCAAGGTTAAAACCTATTTGATCTACGTGTCTTCCTTTTTTAACGTCACCATCAATAGTAATAATGAAATGATAACCAATACCTAGTAATCCTTGTTTACGATGTTGCGCATCAATTTGTTCTTTAGTAATATCTAGGTTCATTGGAGTTTTTGTTGAATCTATAAAAATATATTTAGTCGACTGTCGGTTTTTTAATCCTGACGTCTGCTTCAGCAATCCACTCTTTGGGTATTGTTTCTTTTGCATACTTAAATCCGTTTGTTTGACACCACTTTGCGTAAGTAGTTTTTGATATTTTACTGATACGTTGATTAGGGTTTGAAAACACAAATCTAATATCAATGTGTGGGTATTGTTCTTTAACTTGAAGATGTTTTTGTCTGTCTTTAGTTAAAAATCTACCTTTCGCTTCGATGACAATTCCGTTTGGTAATACAAAGTCAGGTGTATACCTTGAATTTTTTGCAGGTCTTAAATATCTAATTGTAAAAGACTCATAACTTATAGGAACGCCTAGCTTTTTTAATTGCTGAGCTATGCGTTCCTCAAGTCCACTTCTAAATAAAGTCTTCTTTTGAAGTTTCATTTACAGGTGTTTTAACAGGGGCTTCTGTTTGTTCTTCAGCTACATGCACATAACCTTTTTCTTCCTTAAATCCTAAGTTAGCCATACTTGGCATAGGTTTTGTTTGTAGTTCTAATATTTGTACACCTACCAGTCTCAATGAGATACCAGCACCAGTAGTTGCTACGTAATATGGTATTAAGTCTGCAGATACTTTTACTTTGCTGCCACCATAAACAATCATATCTGTCATGGGTTGACCTGAACTATCAACTACAACTGGTCTAATTTCAACATCGCCAATTTTACCTTTCATTTTTATTTTAAATAAAGTTTTACCATTTTCTGAAACGTAAGGTTTTGGTCCTGGTTTAATTGTTTTACCGGCATTTAACTTTTTTTGTTCAGCTAAATTTGCCGTGTAAGCTTTATCGATAACAGTAACAAAACTTTTTGCTTCATTGTCATCTACATAAATATTACAACTATAAATTCCATTTACTTTATCAAATTTATAATCTGCATCTTTTAACCAAGGGTAACTTGCGACACCGACTGGAGTTGTAATACGTTCGTATTTTCTTTTACTTGCCATTTTTTCTCCTATATTAATGTATCTATATGTGTATCTAATTCACGAGTGTATATATTTAACTGAAAAAATACTTAGCTTTAGTGATTTCCTCAATATCCAGATTACCTTTTGCAGGTAATGGTGGAATTTTATGTCTTTTTTTCTCGGGAATTAATGCTGTAATTTGGTCTTTAAAATGTTCTAACGGATCCATCTCAGTATACATTTGTATAAAAGCTGATCTAGTACATTCATTAAGTTTATCCATATCGCAAGGTAATGTTGCATATGAATCGTGAACCATACCAAAATCTTTAACACCTTTTTGTAAACAATGATCAATCGTTAAGAACATGTGTGTAGCATCAAGTGCGTGCACGAAGTTCGGCGAAATCCCATTAGCTTGTTTACGTTTATTAATTTTATCTGTATTAGATCTTATTCTTATTCGACCCATCATTTTAGTTTTTACAATCATATCTTTTTGAGAATAATATGCTTGCTTGACAGGAAAGCCTAAAGGTGTGGTCCAGTGCACAGGAGTTTTAGTTGCTGCACAAAGTCTTGCAACTTTTTGTAACCAGTCCATAGCTTCACGAGCTTTAATAACTGTGTTACCAATACTATCCCAAATAATATTAGCTAAAAATATATTAGCTTTTGGTCTATCTTTAAATGGAACTTTGTCGCCTTTTTCTTCTCGATCACAAACATATTCGTCTACAAACTCAACACAAGAATATCTAGTGCCACCATAAGGTAAAACCATAACACTTCTTTTTGTAGCTTTACGATCTATACCCCATTCAAGCCATTGTTTTGCTACTGGATCAAAAGATATTTTTAATTTTGATATAACTGTGTCAGCTACAACTTGATAAATATCTGCTGGAGTTTCGTTATCAACTAAGTTAACTGCTTTACCTCCAACTTCATCTCTAAGTATAGCTGAAAAGTTTTGAAGACCATTACATGAACCATCAATATTGCAAGGTAAACCAGATTCATAATTTAATCCATGACGCAACATATTTTCAAACTCAAATGTAGCTGCTAAGAACTGCCAAGGTTTATCTGCTTTCTCCCAAAATGAAGTTTTAAATGGATCTCTAGCTGATGCTACAATTGCATCTTTATTATTATGAACCCATTTAATTCTATTTTCTAATGATATTTTATCTTGACCATAAGTATTAGCTAGCTGCAAACACAAATATCTTTCACCGACTTTACCTAAAGGTTTTTTGTTAGCAAACATGTGTAAAGATTTTGCTAAGTCTGTACCTTGTGGATTAAAATATCCTGTTACATAATAAAATCTATCTCGAAAACAAAGCCTACCTGCATGATGTATTCTTTCTTCATCAGCAAACTTATCAGCTACATAAATTGTATTAGCTTCAGCAAGTCGTTTTGATCTTAGCTTTTGATTTTGAGTATAAGCAATTGCCATTTCAGCTTTCCATTCAACAAAAGCTTTTAATTCACTTTCAGTTTTATTTTTATTATTTATGCTTGCTGGTTTATTTGGCATATCCATCAATTTAGATGTTATTAATCC